TTCTCCTGTGAGGATATTGACGATTTCCTCTGCCGATGTTTCATCAATAGGAATATCCGTTTCGGTGTAGGTTCTGCCACTATCGATAGGGTCATAGGCTTCATCGTAATCTGCTTCAGGAACACCGCCATGAATCTTCACACCAAGATCGGAATAGGTTTTTATCAAATTACCGATAATTTCTGTTTTTATCATTCGTAGATGCTCCCCTCGATTTTTGCCCATGTTATAGTGCCATATCCATGAACTGTTGACCAGTTTGTTGCGTGTTGATAGTCACTTGATGTTCCGTCGCCTAAATGGTCATATAAGACTTGTGGAATGTAAATTGTTCCACCTACTTGTCCATTCGCAAAGCATGAATTATTGAAAACACCTGCGTTTGCAAGTGTCACAAGAGCGCCAGATTTTCTCATTATCAGAGTGATGTGTTTTTTGGCATTATAAAATGCAAGACCACCTATGCTTGTGCAATAACCGATGTCTACAAGTTCAAGGCTCGTGCATCCATAGAAGCATGCGTTACCCATACCTAAAAGACTTGCACTGACATTTTTAGCACAATTAGGAAATTCAGCAGATACAAGACTTGTGTTATCTCTTAATGCACCCGAACCGTTCCCCAATGACATTTTTTCGCCTGTTAATTTAATAGAAACAAGACTGCTCATTCTTAACAATATGCCATAATCTACACTAACACCCAAAGACGGAAAATTACTGTCTGTAATGGATGAGATTGATGTTTCTTGCAGAGCGTACATTTGCATTGATGTAACTGATGGCGCAATAATAGACGTAATCGGTTTACCCGCAAAAGCGTAATTGCCGATCGTTGTTACACTATTGCTTAGCGTAATTGCACCGCTTGGCTGAAGATTCTGTGCGAGGTCATCTACCGATATTCCACCGCCACCTGTCTGAATAGAATCGATCAATGTCGAATAACCATCCAACTTTGTAGCTGAAGGAACTGTCACACCCTTATTCTCAATCGAAGTCTTTATGGATGCCTTGGCATTCTGCAATCTTGTGATTTCTGTTGCTATACTCATAAATCCCCCTAAATCGATGCTAATAAGGTCTCGATATCTCCGACCATGTCATATAAACATTTGGCACTTGGATATTGAGAATCAGTAGACGAAGAAGAAACGCTTGTGACAAGGTTTGCCGTTGTCTGCATTCCTGTGACCGCACCTGTCTGTCCGTTTACGCTGGAAACAGGAGCAGAATAAGTGACCGCACCGCTCTGCCCATTGAATGTAGTGACTGCACTTGTAAGAAAGCCACTATCATTCTGAAGATCGCTTGTCTTTTCTGGAACACTAATGGTGACCGCACCGCTTGATCCGTTGACAGTAGAAACATAGGTGGTGTTGGATGCCAAAGCACCGACATCACTTGCTGAAAGGCTTACCGCTCCTGTCTTGTTATTGACAGATGTAACAGGCACAGATGTTAAAAAGCCACTATCGTTAGTTAATTCGCTTGTCTTTGTAGGAATGACCGTAGAATCAGACAACGCTCCGACATCGCTTGCAGTCAACACAACTGCCCCTGTTTTACTGTTGACAGATGTTACAGGAACAGAGGTAATAAAACCGCTATCGTTTGTCAGTTCGCTCGTTTTTGTTGGAACACCCAAATCACTTAACGATTTATCCCCTACTAATGTAACGTTGTTGATGGATGGCTTGTTTGCTAATTCTTCGTAATTGTGCGTTCCACCACCACCAGATTGTGAATACCACTTTGCGTTATTGTGGTAGTAAATAGAGGTTTCATCAACAGGTTCACCGTTCTGCTCACCGACCGCATAACCTTCGGATTTCAATGCATTTGTTGTGGCAATAGTTGCACTATCGGATGCTTCCGATGCTGATTCGTTTGCTTCTGCTGCACTTTGCTCCGCTAAATTTTTATAAGATTCAGCTTGAGCGGATGCTTCTAAAGCAGCTTCCAATAAAGGCAGATCTGTTTCAGAAATGATCGTGTTCTCATCCAAAGGCGATTCCTCGACCAAAAACACAAAGTTCCATGATCCTATAATCTCGTTTCCGCTTGTGACCCTTATCTCTGCCGGTACTTTACCTGAAAGGACGGTGACTTGGTTTTGAATTGGGAACGTGACCACATTGCCTTCGTATTCGCATTGGTACTCAAACCCTGTGAGGTCTTTTTTTGTTCCTCTGATCGTAACTACACAGTTTTCGGGGATAGAAAACTCATTAGCACCATTGTATAAACTGAATTGTATGACTCTAAATAACGAATCGTACTGCGAACAATTTACAACAACGGAACTCTGCCCAAACTGTGATGGTGTCATTTTTAAACAATAAGTATTGGTTAATGCCATACTATACCTCCACCATATAATCCCATATCAATGACATCTGCTTTGCAGACAATCCACTTTCGATTAATTCTTCTTCCGTGATTTTCCTAAAGTTGAAATCTACATCCAAATCTAGTGCATTCAGTTCTTTACTGAATTCCTCAAATAAAGGAGAGGTTTTCTCAACGATCAGTTGACCGTCTTTTTCCTCTCCGTATTTCTTAAATAATTCTTCTTTACGCTGATAATATTCCTTCAACTCATCTTGAATCATACGCAAGTTTCTAGCAATTTTAAGACCGCAAGAGCCTTTGGTCTCAAGCAAAGAATACATAGCAATTCCTAACTGTTCGGCTTGTGAATATTTCATGTTTCCCCCTTATACAGCCACCGCTTTTACATATCCGCCGGAAACCTCAAGATAGTATCTTGTAGCACCCCAATACAGATAGATTTTTCCGTTGTATTGTGCTTGAATCTTGACAGAATATCCACCTAGATAAAGATCTTGATGATTTCCGTTATCGTTTGCGTTGTAATCATCTGTTGTTGTTGAATCGTTTATATCCGTGTAAATTCTGACCGCACCATTTGATCTTAACCACAGGTCATTACCAGACCACAATACGGCTTTCATATCACTCGTTAAATTCAATGAATTTCCTGTACCGTTTGTTCCGACTTGGTAATTTGCTAATCTTAATGTATTTCCACTTGGGGTGGATTGCATATAAATAGCATTCCCATAGTATGTCGAATTATATTCATAATTCAGCAATTGGATTTCTGAACTCGTTGAACCTGTTTGAGTCAGCATGACATAGTTTGCCGTTCCACTATCGTTTCTTTTTCTGTTTCTGATAAGAGTTTTGTTTTGCGATGCATTCGATAACAATTGCATCGAGTTGGCTTCATAGTTGCCGTTGTAGTACATATTGACCAAATCGATTTCGTTGTAAACTACATTGTTTGTATCTAAATACGTTCCTAACTTGAAACTGTTTAACGAATTGCCGTTAGAGTCTACGTTATCAACAAAGAATTGTTCTTGCGGTTTGAATGTTGCGTAGCCTGTTCCTTCAAACAGAATGCCGTCCATAACACCGTCATTATCCTCATCATAAGGTCTTGCTAGAATATATTTATTATTATGGTCACCAAACATAATTTGAGTTCCTTCGATATATGAACCGTATATCTCTAACGCTCTCAAAGTAATCGTTGATAATGAATTCAAGACCGCATCGCCACTCGTTGTCCAGCCACTTGACCACGTCTGCCCATAATCCTCTGACAACTTGAATCCTTGAGCGGTAATCATATACTGATATTGGGATGCCGAAATTGTTTCCTCATTATGCAATATGATTATGCCTTGGGAGTCTTGAGAGATGTGTAACCCTAAACCGTTAGCGATCAGATTCGTTACAGTATCAAGTTTGTCTTCCAGCCACCCAACATCCACATCCAGGTCGATGTCCATATTATCGACAGTTTCTTTTACTGTTTCATTAATAACGGTGTTCATGTTCGCCCTGGCATCGCCCAACTCAATGGAATCGTATTTATTCGTTAATACGTTCCATACTGTTTTTATTACCCTAGAGGATGCTTCGACATTCAACTTATCGAAATAGACATGAACGGTATCGCCTAAAGAAACTCTCTCAAGTTGAAGGATGTCTTTGTATTCCTCGGTCTGCCACAAAGGAATGAAGTCAATCTTGATATTTACGTTAGGAACTTCGATATCGTTGTTAGTTGCATAAGTAGTTGCGTAGGCTAATAACTCTGCAGCAGTAGGAACATCACCGCTTTCGTACTTGTCGCTGAAATCTACATTTAAAACTCTTGGAGTGGTTGCTCCTGTCTTGTTGTAGATCCCACTAGCTTCGTATGTGGTTTCATCAACTACCGCATAGCCATACACGGCATCGTAGACATTTTCGTTGTTCTGTTCCTGGACGAAATCGGTTAAATTTTTGCCGTAAGCTATACGAACACCGTTGTCCGCACCTCTGCGAGCATGAAGTTTAACGGTTAAGTTATCCCATTCGTATTCACAACGTAAGACATCCAATACAGACCCTTCATATCCGCCTAAACATTCTCTGAAACTTCTAGGAATGTCTAACGTAAACGTAGAAGTAGTATTTGAAATGTCTGTCCATGTGGTAAACGGATATGAACCCAAAATATGACTTACAAGTTGGTTCTTAATGTTGACCGCACCTGTAGCGGAGAATGGTTTTACTACTATCTTCGACAGATCGTAGGTAATATGTTGTGCTTTGACCTGGACAACAAAATTAATCGGTTCGGAAATGAAATAGACTCGGAATATCTGTTCACTCCCATCCCCTACTGTAACTTTGATTAAACCGCTATTCTTTAGATCCTCGTAGTGTTTGTCCGTAGTTAATACTGTGAACTCACACTCGTAGATGCCGTTTAATTCCTCTGTGACGGTGCATTCCAATGGTTGGATCGTTCCTAATCCGTTTGTCGAATCGCTCACCAGGACGCTTAAAGACTTGCTAGAATCAAGAATTTTCATAACCGCCACCACCTCGGATAGACCTTTACGCTTGTAAATCCACTTACCGTGATTTCATTCGTAGAAGTAAGAACAGGGAAGCCACCGACTATGGTAAGATCTCCATTGCGATTGATTGAACCTTCCCAACAATCCTCGATCTCACAATCAATGTAAGTAGTTGAGGTATTATGGGATAAGGTCAGCACACTTGAATTAACGGTGATCGACCCTGTTCCTACCACCTCTATAAGTGGCTTGGATGGGTGATCCGTTGGATTGATAAGAGATATAGAACTGTCAACCGCAATGGCATTCTCGCCACTTTTGAGCCATTTCTGTGGTTTAAAATTGAAATTTAAGGTAAAGTTACCTCTCTCGTTGAATTGCCACATCTCTGGCTGTATTTCGCCTTCAAACGAAGCCATCATAAACACATCCGGTTCCTCTGTGGTCTCGAATCTTTGATAGCCATCCAATGCGGAAAGTGCGTTAATCAACGATGTATAATTCGATGCCCAATCTTTACGGATGTGGCACGAAATCGGTCTAGTGATGTTGGAATATCTGTTTTGAGAGACGGAGACATCCCCATTCCGACCAGGCACGGAATAGTAATCAACCAACTTCTCCGGCTTTCTCCACATTTGAGAACCATCGTAAAAGCATTGATAGTCGGAAAGGCTGATGCCACCGAAGGTTAAAGTTTCGTTTTTCCTCACTTGAACACCATCCTTCCTCTATTTGTTTGCTGAACTAATCTATCAATGACAATATCGGCTAATTGGTACACGTTCTGATCCTGGGCATTAATGGTCATGTTTATAGTCGGTGATTGACCGACCGCAGATTTAATCATGCTCATTAAACTAGATGTGCCGACTATCGTTTCAGATCCTGCTTCACCACCGCCTAGCATTTTTCCATCCATCATGCCGAATATCGTAGGATTATTAAGAATCATGCCGTTCTTCATGGCTTTGGAATACCAATCGATTGAAAACTTCGGTGCACGAGGTGGGATCAACGAGAAGCCACCACTGATAGAGATATGTGGCATCTTGAGTTTTGGCAAAGACCATTCAAACTTGAAGAAGCCTTTGATCTTCTCGATTGCACTCTTGACCTTGTCCTTTGCTTCGTTGATCTTGTCGCTGATTGCAGATTTTATACTCTCAAAGGTATTGGAAATATTAGACAACAGTTCCGATCCTTTTTGTTTGATAACATCCCAGTTCTTATACAACGCAACACCGATAGCAATGACAGCCGTAATCGCTGCGACTACTAAACCTAACGGAGAGAATAGCATTCCTATAGTGCTTATCAATGTACCTAACGAGGAGATGATAGTTCCTATAATCATCAATGCCGGACCTAAAGCAGCTATGACCGCTCCGATGATTAAAATCATCCGTTTCGTTTCCTCATCCATGTTCATGAAGTAATTGATAACTTCTTGAACCTTCTGCAAGACTTGAACGATGACAGGCATTGCCGACTCCATAATCGAACCCAACAGCATCTGAATGGACTCTTTCGTAGCGTTCAGAGAACCATTTAAGGTCTGCCCCTGTGCTTCCATCGCACCGTAGTATTTGCCACCTTCACCAGATGCCAAAGCGAACGCTTTGGACAATTCCTCGTAGGTGACATCCATCTCTTTGACTTCAGCTACGGTTTTTCCTGTGGATTCCGCTAATAGTCCGTAAATGTTGATACCGGCATTTGCGAACTGTTTAATATCCTGTTGCGTAGCCTTGCCTACGTTTTGGATCTGCTGAAGATTTTGAGCCATACGCTCCAACTCGGCAGAACCACCGCCTGAGGCTGCGACCGCATTACCAAGGTTGTTAATCATCACCCTGGCTTCGTCCGCACTAACACCGGCAGATATTAAATACTGATTCGCTTGGATCAAGGAAGCGGAATCAAACGGAGACTTTTGTGCATCCGCTTGTAACTGTTGAATTACTCTGTCAGCTTCCTCTGCCGAACCTGTCAAAGTAGTGAACATGGTTCGGTATTGCTCCATTTGAGCATTGTAATTAACACCAACAGTTCCTAACGCAACGATAGGAGCGGTCAGTTTTACCGAAAGGTCTTTCCCTGTATCGGTGATTTTGCCACCGACCTCTTTCATCTGATTGCCGACTTCCTGTAGTTGCTGTTTGGCTACAGAACCGAAATCCCTGTATTCTTTCTTTAATGACTTTAAGTTCTGCTCGGTCTCGGAGATCTCTCTAGCCAACATTTCCTGTTGATGTTTGGCTTCTTCCGTTCCCTGTCCGTCTAATTGTTTGTAGGCTTCATTTAAGGTCTTTAGACGGTCTTTTGTATCATCGATGGACTGTTTTAACAGTTCCTGTTTTTGTTTCAGTAAATCGGTATTAGATGGGTCTAATTTAAGTAGCTTATTGACATCTTTTAATGATGCCTGTGTGTTTTTCAGAGATTTATCTACATTGCTTAACGCCTTTTGTAGTTCTGTGGTATCACCGCCGATCTCGATGGTTATACCTTTAATTCGGTTTTTCGCCATAAATCTCCTTTCTAGAATCTATCAAAGTCATCTTGCGATGCCAATTCTTTCCAATCGTAGTTATCGTTCGATTTCTCAACGAACATATCATTGACCATACCTACACTTAATTCGTCTAAATCAGCCATAGACAAGCCAACTTCCGTACAACGAAGAAGAAACAGAGCGGTACTCATTTCACGCTCTGTTCTTCTGCTTTTTTTTTAGGTTTTTCCAACTGTTCAGTATTCAATCCCCATAACTCAATGATTTGAGGAAGGATCATGTAGATACTGAACATTTCAAATTGGTCGAGCCATTCATCTGGATCTGATGGGATAGTATTGTCATATTGCCATGCCATGACATAAGCCACGTTCATGAATATTTCCAAATCCTCTGCCCCTAAAGCATTCTCGTTCATCTTTGGAATCAATGAAGCGATGTCTCTGAACAGATCTCGGTTGAATTTCTCTCTGTACCTTTTTGTAGTGGAAGCGGTAGCTTTAAATCCTACCTCTTTACCACCGATGCTTATGATTTTCTCCATTTTTGATTATGGTTCCTGTACTGTTGTGAACCAGTTAGCGTATGCAGATGCGGTCGAAGGGCAACGAGACTTGACTAATTCGTCATTGATTCTCGGCATAGCCGTGATCGTGATGGATTCGGTCTGCGGTTCGATGGATTCTTCCTTCGTGCTTCCATTGGTTGCCGGTCTTGAAGCGGTGCATCTGTACATACAATGTCTTGTCGCTGACTCATCCCCTTCAAATTGGAATAATAGTGCGAATTCTACCGTCGGTACGTTTGCGTGTTCCAAGTAGATGCCCTTTGTTGCATCTAACGTTTCGCCTAAAACGGCTGTCCTAAAGGAATCCGGCAATAACGCTAATTCCAAATCGCCCTGGTAACCATTATTTGCGGATGAAGCATAATAGATGATGTTATCAGCATAGAAATTGTTTGTATCGCCCTGTGCTTCCAAGGACAGAGAAACCGCTCCAGGGAGAGCGACAGGAGTCGCATAGGTCAGTGCACCTGTGCCGTCATCGGTCGCAACAGCGTAATAGCACTTTGAAATGCCGTATTTGATTTTATTTGCCATATTGCTCCTTATTTAATTACGGTCTGTACTTCGTAAAGGATTTCATACATATACTCCGATTCGAGGTACATTTCCGTCTTACTGTAAAAAAGACCGTTCTGTTCTAGAACGGATTCGATAGCGGACTCTGTTGCAAAGTCCTTGTTTTCTGTGTATAACTCGATGTCGACATTTTCGATATGGACATAGTTGAAATTGTCGGCACCGAAGTCATCCCTTGAAGGATAGTTGAATACGATATACGGCAACTCTGGAGCACCGTTATTCGGAAAAGCGTGGTAAGCGTAAGGCAGACCCATACTTTGGATCATAGTTGCAATCTGTTCATAGGTCACTAATCTTTTCCTCGACTTTCTTTATAACGTTCTCCTGTGCCTTGTCATTGATCGGAGCGATATGAGGATATGCCTGTACTCGTCCGTATGTCCGTCCACCTCTTCGCAGAGCATGACCGTTTTCAAGTAAGTGCGTTAATCGGTAGTGGTTTTCGTTATAGACCACCGCTTCCGTTGTCAACCTACTCGTTTGAACCTGTTTGTATTCCCAATCTTGAGAATACGCACCTGTCGGATGCCCATTCGGAGAGAACCTTGTAACGGATCTTAAATCTTGCATAGCTTCTTCGCTTGTCTCTTTGATAGCTTCGCCAAGCACATCAAAGACCTCATCACCGTATTCGCTCAATATCTCGTCTACGGCTGCGGTCAGATCGATAGGCTTTATTTTCTTTCGCCTACTCATTGCCTTTTCTTAATTCGACATACAGTTCGATTTCATCTATGTTCTTAATGTAAGTGCGATAGATGGTGTACTGTGTGCCTTTGTATTCGATGATTTTTTCGTTGTGGTAATCAAAGGTGAACATGGTGAATCGGTATTGAGGATTCAGACCGTTTCTTCCCCCTTCAAACCACTCCTGTTGATTTGCACTTGCGACATCCACATAAACCTTGTGTTTGGTAGTCGATGGGATCATCACACCATATTCGTTTTGGGTGAAAGTCTCCACTACCAGGTAAGCTACATCCGACCTGTTCATTTGAGCCAATCCGTGTAGCCACTTGCCATGCTCATCTGTGCCTTTTGCTCGTCATAGGATGCCTTTAAGCGTTCCAATTCTTCTACCCCTTTGGCATCACCAAAATGGTATTTGCAATAGGTACAAATGGCACGGATTATTAAAGCGTTTGTGGTGTCATCTTCTGTGACTCCGGCAATGCCTAAATCAAGAAGACAAGCGTTAATCAAATCAGTTATTTCTTCGTCAAAATCATCGGTAACGATACGCAAGGCGAGTTTAACTTTTTGTAATATCGTATTCATTCTTACTCCTTGTAAAAAGGCGAAGAATTAATTCCTCGCCTTTCTTGTCTGCTTTGTTTTGATTTCTGGTGTTTGTCTTGCCTCGGTATCGATAGCACCCATACGTTGTAATCTTTCATACTCCTGTTGAGTTACTTCGACTTCACCGGACAAGCAATTCACTCTGATTGGTCTTGTGATTTTTACTTTCATTTTGCTCCTTTGTACGCATTGTAGAAATTTCGATCAACAACATAGTGACCGACATGACCACATTGAACGGATGGATCACACACGATTTTGTAGCCTAGCTGTCTTGCTCTCCAGCAGAAAGACAGATCCTCGCCTACGCCATTGATCGGTGCAAACATATTGCCGTATTCTGTAAAGACTTCAAGCAAGACTCTTGTAGGAACTAAAACACATCCGAAACCACACCCGGCAACCTCAAAAATATCTTGAGGATAGTCAATGCAGTCACTCCACTCACACTTGTCTTCCGAAATTTCCAACTTCTCCATGAGGACAGGATGATACGGTGCAACTCTTCGGTAATAAACACCTGTGATGATGTCACCTTTATCCCTATCCTCGATCAGTTTTTCTAAAGTATTAGAAGGGAAAACCATGTCGCTATCGAACCACATGACATAATCAGCTTCTGCCTTGATTGCGTTCAATGCTAGAGAATTTCTGGCATCGTACACAAGGCTTCCCATTTGAAATGCAATGGCACAATCACCAACCTTGTTCAAGGTTGCAATTGATTGTGCAAACTGCGATGGCACTTGATCCATGCAAGGAACTGCGATAAGTATTTTCATGATTTTCCCTTTCTTTGTCTATACCTTATTTCTTGACCTTAACGAATGCGTTCGGTGCAACGATGCCCAAACCGACATACTCTCTGCCCATGACCTCGATTAAGTCCTGTTTTTTGAGAGAGAGATCATCGAACTTGAAGTCAATGCCCTGTCCGTTCGGATAGTTCGCCAAAGCACCATGACCAAGGTCACCAACGATGGCATAGGTATCACCTGTGGTAGCCACAGAGAATGCCTTGATCGTGTTGTTGAATACAACAGGCAGATCCTCAAAGATGTCGGCATTGAAGTTTCCATCATACTGTGCAGACTTGAATGCGCCCCATGTTGCCTTGTTCATGATGACAACAGGATTTGCTGCTTCATCGCTTAACAGAGCCATAGCGGATGCAATGGTAGCCTGACCGATGGTTGCAGCTGTGAGAACAGGAACTGCAACTGCCGTAGCCGTTGAAGCAGTACCACAAGCCTCGATAGCTGCGATGATGAGATCAGCACACTTCTTGGCGATTCTGTATGCCAGTTCATCGTAAACGTAGTTTAAGAAATCCTCGCCTCTTAAATCGTAGACTTCATCGCTGATCTGTAAGACCTTCTTAATGCTCTGTGGGACAATGTTGACAGTACCTAAAACAAGGCTTTCAGGCGAAATTGCAGAACCACCTTCGGTGTGGACAACTGCACCATCGGCAGAGATTTCAAAGCCGACCTTGAGATTGCCTTTCATAGCGGTCTTGCGGACAAGAGCCATGATTCCTTCACGATCCCAGGCGGTCTTAACGATGTTGTAGACCATCTCTGGAACAGGTACTGTGCCACTTGCTACGTTCTCGGTCAGTAACGCTCTGCATTCTGCATCATTGCCGGATTTGACATACTCTGCATAAGCATCGATGTACTCTTTAGTGTTTCTGATTTCCATATTAGGCATTTTTCTTTCCTCCATACTTTCAACTTCTTTGCCGATCTTTAAGGCTTCCTCGGCTTCCTTTTTCCTCTGTTCGACTTCGGCAAGGATTTCAGCCTTTCTTGCTTCCATTTCCTCAACCTCTTTCGTAAGAGATTCGATGTCGGCATCTTCACTCTTCAGCAATTCTTCGATTTCTGCCGATCTCTGTTCGATGTCGGACATCTGCATTTCTTTAATTTCCATGTTTAGTCCTTTCTCAATGCTTTCAGCCGTTCTGACAGACTCTCCTTCTGCTCCGCTAACTTCCTTGCTTCTTCTTCAGCACGAAGTCTCTCCGCTTCGATCTCTGCAATCGCTCCGTCACAATGAGATCTCGCTGAAATTTCAGTAAAGTCATTAGCCGCTATTGAAACCGCTGAAACATCATAAAGTTTGCCGATGGCTTTAATAGTCCTTAAGCAACCATAGTCAGCTTCGACAAAGTCATCATCGGTAACAGTAAAACCGAATGACATCTTGTTGATATAGCCACCTTTAATTTCTTCGTAAAGGTTTCTACCGTTTGCCGTACCGCCTAAATAGGCTTCAACAAAAAGACCGTGGTCATCCACAGTCAGTTTCAATGTTTCATTAGATAAACGAGCAAACACAACTCCTTCGTGATCAAATTGCATTATCGTGTCCGATCTGTCGGTGTTGTCGAATGCGTTTCTCGATACTTGTTCTTTGACTACCTTTCCATCTCCGATGCCGTATAAGGTATAAGGCTCATCGAATGTGGTGGCATATCCGCTTACCATGTAGTCGGTGTCTTCTGCTTCTCTAACTTCAAGAAGCATTTTTCTATACTCTCTGCCCTGTTCAATTTTCTTCTTGATTGCTTCCGTCATTGGATTCTCCTTCCTCTGTTGGTAATTCTTCAATAGGCTTGTATTCGCCCCTTATGTAGGCAACATCACCATTCGGCAATGGTGCGTAGTTAAACAATTCTCTGATTTCGTTGATCGTTAAGATACCCCTATCGCCCAGGTCTCTCGCTACGGTCACTTTAGCCGTCTGTGACATATACTGTAATCTGTTCGCATTGACATACACATGATTGCCGAAAGATCGCTCACGTTCGCTGTAAATGGCTTTAGATAAGGCTTCGCTTAATGCGATGGCGAACGGCTCGATCGCTGAGTTAAAGAACGCATCCAATTGGTCAGACTCGGCTTTGCCTTGAATGACATCTTCGTTGATACCGAAGTAATCAAAGACATTATTCTTGATTAAGTCCATCTGCTTATCGTCTGGAGTATAAGGTGAGTTCTCTAGCTGCTTTATATCGGTGTAGGTATTAGGGAACAAGAGCAAGCCACCATTGCCGTTCTCGGCTTTCAAATTCTCTCTTGAGAATCTCTGTCTCTCTTCTGCCAAGTCCTCTGGCGAAGTGAAATTAGAAACCCTTGCCATGAATCCATCGTTGACTTTAAAGCATGATTGGATTCACCGAAGAAGTCAGACTTGAACTGATGCTTGTTCAGATAGGCACATCTGTCGAACTCAACGATCCCTATTTGATTGTTTAGAAATCTGTACTGTAACCATAATTTGCCTTTTTTATCCTCAACGAGTTTCACACGCTCCGGCAGAACAGGAAAAAAGCCAATGGTCTGCAAATACTCGTCTTGAACAGGAACGATAAACAGATTGTTCGTACAGTCAAGGATAGTAGAGCATCTCGCCAAAAATTGCGGATAAGTCATCCAATCGTTTGGCTTGTGTTTCATCTTGGCTTTGAGGTTCGGCTGTGCTTCGCCCTGGAGTTCGACTTTTAACTTTGAGATATGTCTCGCCTTTGCTTCGATGGCTGACCGAACTAAAGCTGATTCATATACGCTTCCGATGTGATCGTGAAAGATCGGTTCGTATGCCGTCAATAATTTGAACTGTTCTGTATTTTTAAGTTTTACAGGCTCTTCTTTAGGGAAAAGC